TCTTATTCATCTGTGCTTCACCAGTAAAAAAGCTGTCTATTTGTTTAGCAATCCCAGATATGTCATTTACTGTTGTAATATTAGATTTAATAAATTCTACTGATTTTTGGACAAGAGCAATCCCTGTCAGAATCTCTGCCACAACCATGATATTATCTCATTACTTTATTGGGTTTTTAAAATGATGCTTATTAGTAAAATTATTGTAGCAGATGCCGTTCCAATCAATACTGTCTCAAGTCTCTTAGTCCTATTCAAGAGTTCAATAAATCGTTCCTGGCTTAATGCTGCTAGAGTATCTAGTTCAGCCTTAACAGATTGCACACTAGGTTTTGCCATTATGCTAAGTCTCCATGTATTGTACAAGATAACAATTCTGCATCAATTTGACTGCCATCGTGGTCTACTGAATTTATTTGATGGCTACCTGTAGCATATCCAGTTGTATCGTGGTCAACATAAACAGAAGCTGCATAAGAACCTCCATCATGTGTTCCCCCACCTGACATTGAATAACCTGCATTGTTCATATTGTTACTAAAAGAAAGATTATAGTCACCTGTAGTTGTATCTGTTAATGCTGCAACATTAAAACTATCTGTTATAGACACAGTTCCATCTCCTTCAAACTGCACCCATTGTTTAGCCAACCCTTGCTGTAGACTAGTAGTAGCTGAACCCTCACCTCTAACAGTTATAGCATTAGCAGAGGTGTTACCAACTAGTGCATCTACGTTTAATGTACTCATTTGTTTTCTCCTATACTAGCCATTATGCAAGGTCTCCATGTAGTGTAACAAAATTCCTTTGGTCCTGTGCAGTAAAACTATCTGCCCTACCAAAAACTGAAAGAGCTATTGCTGAAGTTATCAATGTTGTGTTTTTAACTTGTGCTATTTCAGCAGCTAAAGCATTACTAGTTTGCGACCATTGATTATTAGTCATATTGTTGCTGAGAGCATAGGTGTAATCCCCTGTTCCATTATCTGTTCCACCACTTATATTAAGAGAATCAGATAAAACTGCTGCATTTGTGCCTTGTAGCCAAGCCTTTGCCAACCCTTGTTGCAGATTAGTTGTTGTTGAATTTCCCTCGCCAGTTACAACGATTGATCCTGCTGTGGTTACACCAGTAAGGGTGTTAACTTTTAATACACTAGCCATTATGCAAGGTCTCCCATGAATGTCATTGAATAATCTGGAGCATCATTTGTGCTTTCACTACCTCGAGCATTTAATATGTAGGTTCTTAATGCTGTTGTTGTCCTTATTTTATTTTCAAAATTTTCAACTATAAAATTGTAATGTGGGTCTCCCCCTCCAGTAGCTGAACAAATTCCTGCTGTTGCATAATTGTCATTTGCTAAAGCATTGCTTCTAGTCGTTGTGTAATCCCCTATTCCATTGTCTGTCGCACTTGCTGTGTTAAAACTATCTTGAATACCAAAAGTATCTGTGCCTTGAAGATATACCCAAGCCTTCGCCAACCCTTGCTGTAAGTTAGTAGTAACTGTTCCACCTTCTGCCGTAACTGCTATACTTCCTGCTGAAGCTCTACCAGTTAATTCATCTACTATTAATTCGCTACTCATACGATTGTCCAATTCCCAGTAATAGTTACTGTGCTATTTGCATCAATAGTTACAGGCCCACAACTCAAAGCATTGTTACTTGCATCAACAGTTAATGACCCACTAATTGTGTTTTCATGTTGCTGAATGATAGCTTCGTAACTTGTTGTTTCAGCTTTTTTACCAATATGATTTTGCATTTAAAACTCCTAAGCGTAAGGACTGTCACCTAATAAGCTTGCATCCCAAGCCGATTTCAAAGCTGTTATGTTACTTGCATTTGCAATCGCACTTGCAGCTGGTGCATTTCTTAATGCAGTCTTGGCATTTTTAGCTGTGGTTTGTGCATCAGTATCTTCTGCTTCTAAAGCCATCATATAAGCTACATCTTGTTCAGCAAGTAATGGTGTTCTTACCTCACGAATTTTATCTTTAAATATAACTTTAGATGCTGTTAAATCTTCAGTAATAGTTGATCCAGATAATGACCAAGCGTTTCTAAAGTGTCTGTCAGAGGGTACTGTTGCTGTTGAAGCATCAATACTATTCCCATCTTTATCAATTATGTTAGTTGTCATTTAAGCCACCTCTTGTTTAGTTATTGTTAATTCTTCTGATATTTTCCATGAGTTTCGCCATACTCTTGTACTAGGCAGTTGTGATTTTGTGCATATAACCATTCGTGGTTTGTTTGCTTTATCCCAGTTTTGCCAAACGTGACTAGGCAGGTCTTTCATAATTAAATACTCTATGGCTCTTTCTTCTGTCATTGCATCTATTGGTTTAGTGTTGTGTAACAAATAACCTCTAGTGTGCTTTGTAAAGCCAAGTGTATTCTCATCTTTTTTTAGTTCCCAGTAAGCTTCTACTGGTGGTAATATCCCACCTTGCAAGGCACAAGCCATCCAATTAGGATCAGGGTGTGTAACCTTTGCAGGTGCATCTGGTTCTTCCTGATCTTCCCATACAACACAATATTCTGATCGGTAAGGCTCTAGCTTTTCTTTTGCCCAACACAATCTATCCCAAAGATGTGTGCCTTGAAACTCTGGTGTTGTTATCATGTGATCTCCATAACATTCATAGTGACTGAAACCTTGTCAGCAACAGAGCAATCTATCTGAATTATGTCTGTGGTTTCTAAAACAACCTTACTACCAACTAATATTTCTAATGATTGACCAACGGCTATCGGTGCTGATTTAATCAAAAATGTAGTTGTGTTTGTCGCTGTTCTACCACCACCAGATGTATCTGATACTAACTTAACACTAGCCGTAACTTGTGCTGTGTGAATATTAGCTAATATCAAACCTAATATAATGGTCGTTGTACTGCCTGGTGTAGTATATAACGCTTCTGGTGTTCCTGCTGTTGCAGGCATAACGTCATGCGATACTACCTTAAATGTGTTTGCCATTTCTTCTCCTTATCCTAAAGCTATTGCTAATGCTGTGGCATCGTCTAATGTTGCTGCTCCTATATCACTAACCATTTCGCTAGTGCTTCTGCTCTCTAAACCATTTGCCGTAAATCTTGCATATTCATCGTCAGCGACACTTGCACTATCAATTTTAACTGCATTTGTGTTAGATATTCCGAAAGTCAAACTAGCTTGACCACCTATGTCTGATAACAACTCAGTTGCACTTCGACCTTCTATAGCTGTACCATTAACCCTTAAAAAATCATCGTCTGCGACACTAGTTGTAAATATAGGAATGTTAGTGTTAGCTATTCCAAAAGTTAATGATGCTTGACCACCTATGTCACTTAATACTTCACTAGCACTTCGGCCTTCTATAGATGTTCCTGCTACCCTTAAAAAGTCATCATCAGCAACACCAGTTGTAAATACAGGTAAATTACCATTTGAAATACCAGTTGATAATGTGGCAACTGTTGTAACAGCAGTACCATTTAATGTAATAGCATCGGCTTCTAATGTTCCATCTACATCAACATCACCAGAAAAATCTCCTGTTGCTGCATCTAATTCACCTGTGATAGTTATGTTTCGCCCACCAGTAATATCTAAGTCACTATCAGTAACTATAGCTTTACTTGCAATGACTGTACCTGCCGTAATGCCATCTAGCATTTCTAATTCAGCTTCAGCTATAACAGCACTTCCTAAACTTAAACTGCCACCAACTGTTAAATTACCTAAAACGGCTGTTGTAGAACTAGCAACAGTTGCGTGAGGTGTTAATGTTAATTGTGACACATAAGTTTGAGCAGAAGCTATATCGTTACCAATACTTAAAACTCCACCTGTGCTTATTCCAACTTGCCATTCATCTGAAGCATCATCGCCCTGATCGGCTGCTAAAGTTAGCTTAAACGCTGCTCCTTCAACATTAGATGCAAGGATTAAAGCATCTCTGGTGGCTTCATCATATTGCAAGGTGTAATCTGAGTTAGTTCCAAATATAGCTGATTGGTTATCAAGTATAGATAGTCCAACGGCAAATGGTATTATAGCTGTTGCTGTTTGAGTACCATCTTTTAATAAGGTAGTTGTTAAACCTG